CGCGTGCGTGAAACGGCAATGGAGCGCTACGGCATCCAGCGCATGACAGAGGCTACCGAGCTGATGTACGCCCGCAACGGGATGTCTGCTGCTGACAAGTTCGAGGCAGTGCAGTCCATCTTCACGCAGATCGCCGACCACGCCAAGACAGGCAGCCGAAAGGGGCTTCGTACCTTCCAGCAGGCAGTGGCTGACTGGTCAGATGGTTTCGAAGAGCGCATGAAGCCTGATGGTAAATCTCGCGGTCTTACTACCGGCATCCCGTCTCTTGACGATCTGCTGGGCGTTAAGCGGATTGTGCGTGGCAGTCTGTTTGTCATCGGCGCAAGGCCTAAGATGGGCAAAACAACGCTCTACACGCAGATGGGCATCAACTGCGCCACCGTAGAGAACGAGCCCGCCCTGATGTTCTCTCTCGAAATGCCAGAAAGCCAGATGGTCGAGAAAATAACCGCGCAGCAAAGCCGTCTGTCTCCGAACGTGTTCTATCCGGACATGCAGAAAGAGGATTACGGCTACCGAGGCGACTGGAATAACGACATCGGCAAGGCCACGAAAATCATGGGAGCGCTAATCGATACCGGCAACCTGATGGTCGATGACACGCCTGGCATCACTCTTTCGCACATCGTTGCTGAATCCCGCCGCATTAAGCGCGAGAGAGGGAAGGTAGGGATGATCCTCGTTGACTACCTGACGCTCATGACCGCAGACAAGGCCGAACGTAATGACCTGGCTTATGGGCTTATCACCAAAGGCCTGAAGATGCTCGCCAAAGAGCTGGATTGCGTCGTGGTGCTGCTGACACAGCTTAACCGAGAGCTGGAGAAGCGCCCCAACAAGCGACCACTACCAAGCGATTCACGCGACACCGGGCAAATTGAGCAGGACTGCGATTACTGGCTGGCTATCTACCGCGAAGGTGCTTACGACGAGAACGTCAACCAAAGCGAGACCGAGCTTCTTCTCCGCCTCAACCGCCATGGCGAAACCGGCGTCGTTCACTGTGAGCAGCGCAACGGCATCATCTACGACATCGATCAGGAAAGTGCTCAGGCGCGAGCCGCTGAGCGCCAGGCTAAACCGAACAAAAAAGGTGGTTTCTGATGACCAAAAAAGTAACTCCAGAAATGGCTGATCGGCAAGACCTCGAATATATCAACAGCCAGCTATGCATCGTGTTAGCTAAATTATCACTGGCTTACTCAGATGATCCGGAAAGCCAGGACTACATCAACAGCGCCCGCAGGATGACAGCCAGCTCCCTTCTTCGGCTTAACCGGGTTTTGAGAGGATTTTAACGATGACCAATACCTCGCAATTTGACCGTGTACTCGCTCACATCACCGATCACCCCGGTTGCAGCTCTCCAGAGATAGCAGCTCAAACCCGGATCGCCCCATGCGTTGTCTTCAGCCTGCTAACTCCGATGGTCAGGAAAAAGCTCGTTGCAAGGCAGAAGGTGGGTGGCATCTATCGCTATCGGGCAGTGAAGCAGGAGGCTGAGGCGGTAAACCTCAACCAGCTTTTCAACAGCCTTCTTCGCAGCGCAAGGGAGAACAGAGCATGAACCTTCCACCCGATGTGATGATAACCATATGCACCGAGCCATTGTTCGGTGACGTGCTGGAGAAATGCCTGGAAGAGACGGAGTTGGTGGAAAACTTTGAGCGCCTTTATGGGGTGCATCGTCCACCTGAAAGGCTAACGCCAGTTGAAAGAATGGTTGATGAAGCAACCGGATTTCGTGATGACCAGTGGTCAAAATTCTTCAGCGCTTTCATCCCTTTTGTACACGATATCGTGTGGCTGAGATGGGAAGGGCGATTTATGGAGGAAGGGGAATGAATAAACTTACCGACCAACAGCGCAGTTTCCTCATATCACTTCTTAACGGCGCTACAGAACGAAACCAATCCAGCGTCATCGGCAACACATTAAACAAAAAAGGCCTCTGCAACTACTCCTACCCGGAGCGTCGCTGGCACATCACACAGGCAGGCATTGAGCAGATTAAAGGGGGTAAAGCATGAGCACAGATAACCTGAAAGTTATGTTAGAAGCCACAGAGCAACATGCCGAGCGTGGATGGGATGAGGCGCACGAGCAAGAGGCCCGCGCTGAAACCGCAGAAGCCAGAATTGCAGCCCTCGAAGCCGAGCGCGATGCACTGGCGGCTGAGAATGCGGCGTTGAAGTCTGCATTTAATCCTAAGCACTTACCAGAAGACGCAATTGAGATTCTAGGCGAAACCGCGAAGTTCGACCATGACAGCAATGAATCAGGGGAGTGGTGCTGGGTGGATAACGAAGATGAAGTTATCCGTGCAGTGCTGGACGTCATCCGCACTGGCATAGAAACCCCCGCCACCGACACCTTCCTGCGCGAGCA